CTCTTCTAGCTTCGTTCAAAGCCATTTCCATTTCTGAAAATCTTGAGTCTTCAAGCATACGTCTGGTGACACCTACTGCCAATCCCCACTCTTTGACTGAAATTCTTTCGTTTCTCAAGTCTGTGTGTTGATAGGACGGAGTGTCTCCTTCTTCTATCTGTTCTAGCGTCATGCTAGGTTTTGCGAACGTAATATCTACGTCGCCTCCAGTCTCCGTGTTGAATCGCTCTGCGAACATTGCGATTACAGGCATATCCGTGACTTTGTAGTCTTGGATAGCGTCTTTGTAATCTACAAGTACTCGGTTTGCGGTTGAACTGAGATTGGATGACATTAATCCTTCTTTTGCTGTAACCATTTTTTCACCTTATACCTATAGTAAGAGTGCCTTTACGAAATCTGTGTGTGTAGCGCTTTTTGCTTCTAGAGCAATAGCGAACCTTTCGTCTGCGGATGTTTTAGCTTTTGCTAATCCTGCTGCGCTGTGACCTAGTGCGTTACCTGCGGCAATGGTTCCTGTTGCTTTCAAGAAAACAACTGCTCCTTTACCGGTAATAACGGATGCTGGGTCTCCAGACGTTGCATCGACAAAAAGTACACCAACAGCTGCGTTTAAGTATGAAGGTAAATCTTCAGAAGCTGCTACGATTGCTCCACTACTGTTGAATTCAACAATAGTTCCTGCATCTAAGTCTGCTCCTGCGTTACCTAACTTCATAACACGAGCTGGTGCGCCACCGTCGTTAACTAATATGTTAATTCCTGCTGCCATATTTCATCACCTATTTTTCTTCTCCTGTAAAAACGATGCGTCCGTTTTCCATCGCAAACATGCGTGGTTTTTCTTCTGCTTCTGCTTCTACTGGCTTTTCTTCATCACTGTGGGCTTTACCTTTACCGAATGTCCTTTCAGATTCTTCTGGTACTGGCATAGACTCCATGGCGATGGAGAAACCTTCTAACTTTACCTCATCCCAAGAAGTGAGTTCTTCAGCACGTGCTTCTTTGGTTTCGTCATCGACTTTACCCAAAGTTGCTTCCTTCTCTATGATTGTGTTGACGAAGTTGGAAATTCGAGCTTGTGCTTGTTCAGCTGCTCTTGCTTCCTTTTCTTCTTCAAATTTGGTAATCATAGCGAGGGCTTCTTCGTGCTTGCTGTTCAATTCTTCGTATGAAGTTTTCATCTCTTCAAGCTGTGTTCTCATAGCGGCGAATTCACGCTCTACAAGTGTTTCAGCTCCAGAGTCTTCTACGTTTTTTACTTCTTCAGCCATAGTTATTTCCTCGCTGGTTGTCCCGTGTGTTTCACAGGCACATGATTCTTCTTCATGGCCACCACAGCCACAGTTTGAATCTTTTTCACCGAATTCACGGTGTTCGTTGCATTCCTCTCCCTTATCAATTGTACATGCTTCACAAACGGGTGTGCGAGTCTCATTATCAATGAAGCTCACCTCAACAGGGCGTATGTCAGTAGCGAATGGCTCACCTAGGACGTCAACGTCTTTGGATAACCAATCTATACTTACATGCGTCATGTTACCGTTCTCCAATTTCTCTAACACTTCACTTGCCTTTGCGGACTCTCTGTGTATACGTGCCAACATTTCAATTGCTGACTTTCCATCTTCAAGTGTGACGATTTTGGGGTTGATAGCCGTGCCTAAGAGGTCATCGTCAGTTCTTTGATGATTATAGTATACTGGAAGAGTTTCAAAAGCTTTTAAGTTTTCTTCCAAGATGGATGGTTCTATGAAAACCTTTTGGTCACCATCTTCGTCGTGGGGTCCCGACGTGATAGCGATTACTGGGAATTCTAAGTAGTCATCCGTATTTGTAATCTCACCAATAGTAGGAGCAAAACTCCTCTTATTTTCTCGGTCCCCGGCAGAATCCATAGCAAAACTTCTTTCAGTCTTGATTTCATCTACCCTCATGCGGCACATTTTAGCCGCAGTCTCTTCGTAGTTTTCAGTTCCACGCTTTTTAAGTGTGGCTGCTACGTCTATTAAACAGCGCTCGTATTCGTATTCGCTCATTCTCTGTCCCCCGTAGTATTAGCGCTTGGTTCGTTACCAGCGCGGTTCTCTGTTCTTTCTGTTTCTTCTGTCTTATCTTGGTCTCTACCTCCAGATATATTGGCATTCTTTGCAGTCTCTTGCTGTTCTACCACTCCATCTGGGTTTAAACCTCTCTCCATTCTAACCTCTTGAGGTGAAAGAACTCCCTCAGAAAGGTATATCATATCAGTCTTAGCTTTCAAGAAAGCATCATCGACATTCATTTGACGGAATCTAAATAAGGCATCTCCAGAACCTACTTGGGGCATCAGTTGTGAATTAATAGATGCTTCTATAGCAGATTGTAAATGTCTTACATATGGTTCAAATATAGGACGTGCCTGTTCTGGCTTATCCCACATAGTCATAGGAACTTTCATAGCTATTGCTATTTTATTCATAATATCATCCGTATACTTACCATATTCGAATGCTCTTTGAGTTCCTTGTAATTCCTTTACTGTTATATCATTACCATGTATAATATCTTCACCGGGTTCTAAACCGTTGAAGGCACTTACTATTTCGTTGATTTTATCTGGTCCATAAGGCATATCAGGTAGACCAGCACTAATATCGAAACGACTATTAGCGTATTTATTAAGAGCCGCACCGATATCGCGCTCTGCATAATCTTTAAGGTCAATGAGATAAAGAATAGGGTGTATATCAGATAAGCCATAGGCATAATCATCAAACGGATTGTTCTTGTACTCAACGATTTCATCTTCCTCAAATCTTATGGACTCCTTATCGTCTCCCAAATCTTGATAGTAGTACATAATTTGTCCACTTTCATCTCTTTGCACGTACATATTCTGAGATGAACGTAGCACTAGGTTATCTCCAGTCCATTCTAAATAGGACGTACCAAAGATTCTACCATTGCGTAGCCATGAATATATAAGCTGTTCCATGTTTATACTATCAAAAAGCTGGGTGATAGCTTGGCGTTCCTCATCACTGTCCGTTACGATATCGTATCCGTCCTTAGAGGCGTAGAGACATGGCAAATCTATAAGAGTTCGTACTATTGGGTCCGATAAATATACATTCATATACGTACGGTAATCCCCAACCTGCGGTTCTTTCATAGCACCACCACGGCCGAAGCCATTGGACTGCAATTGAATCCGGCGTATTACTCCATCTCCGAAGGAGCGCGGGTTATCCTTGTTGAACGGTGGATTAGTCCCTTTAGTTGCGAAACTCCGCCTATTGAAAGGCCAATAATCTCTTAGAGCCATAGCTATCGTATAAATATAATACAGGAGAGTATATAAAGCTTTCGCTAGATTCCGCCCGGAGAGTGCTTATTAACCCTAAAATTACGCGTAGTTTTGCCAAAAACTGGCCCTGCACCACTTTTTTTGGCAGGAATGTGCGTAGAACGGTTAACATTCACCGATGCGAACGTTGATTCAGGTGGTAACATACCCAAACAGGCATGTATTCCTATCACAGAGCTGTCACAATAGTCATCATGTTTACCATCTGGTGCAGCTATTTTCTCTGTTTTATTTGCCGCATCCATTGTATATTCTAGGTTTACATGTTCTTTATACCACTTATTTACTAATTTTGCATCGTTTGGAGGTAGGTATTTAGGGTTTGGTACCTTAACTTGGCCTTGTTGGACGTATGATACTAAGTCTCTGTAGACCTGTGTTTTAGTACCCTTCGGTCCTCCTGTAAATACGAAAGGTATAAAATGTATTTCTGCTTGTATACAATCTACTCTTATATCTTGTTCAATAGCACCACCTATACCTGTAGCGTCAATAATAACTCTTTTTGCTCCAAAACTGGTGGCTACATCCATTATACGCTTACGTTGGTAAGGTATATCATGTCCACCTGTCTTTGGTCCTATCTCTTCTAAGTAAATTAGATTCGCAACGCTACCTTCATCATTTTTTTCATTAGCCCATACACTAATAACAGTAGAATTAACAGATTTACCTATATCTACACCTACAACACAATTAGGGTATGGTGTACCGTATTCAGCAAACTGCTGGTCAATAAAACATTTCTTAAGTATTTCGGGGTTGAATATATTACTCGTTGATTCTACAAACTGGCATTCATATTCTGTTCTCCAATATATAGAGTCTTCTCCCCATTCTGTCATCTTCTGTAACATATCTTCTTCATCGTAAGGGGGAGCATAGGCTCTACCCTTCTTTACAGCATCTCTCCATGTAAAGTGTAATCTTTCATATGAATCTTCATAATCTTCATCATAGAGATACCTATACATATGGTTCTCTTTGCTCTTTGGTGTTCCCAAGTTGATAAATGGAGCCTTATTAGATAATATGGAAGGTTCTACGTTATCAATAAATAGCTTATCATCAATCAATGGGCTTTCATCTACTACTAAGAAAGTAGGATGTTGTCCTCGTATTGCTTGTCCTTGATTAGAAGCAGCAATAGGGGCTCTACGTAGCACCGTACCTCCCTTCATTGTGATATTAGGCTTATTATGGAATCTATAATGGGAAACTAAGCTCCCCAAGAACTCATTATCAGCAAAATGTCTATAACAATAGTTAAAGATAAGTGAAGCTTGGTCCTCAGATGGAGCCAATACAAATACTAAATCTCTAAATCTCTTAAAAAACATATATATAACCACAGCAACAGATAAAGCATAGGACTTGCCACTACCACGTGGAGCCAATATTGCTAGTTTTCTGTGTTTTGTGGGGTCACCGGATGGGTGTGTAAGACAAGCTACTACAATTCTTTCTTGTAATGGTCTTAACTTAAGTGGCCTTCTTGCTTGGTCAATAAGATATGCCTCACAGAATGCCCTAACAAGGAGCGTCATTTTCTTTTCTGATAATCTACACTTCTCGAACACGTCCTCTAGAGCTCTAGAATCGTGTGCTAGTCTTCCACTAATCGCTGCGTTCAGCTTCTTCTGTTCGTTCTTCACTGGGATTGTCATCTAAATCACTCAACATTGACATAAAGTTCTCTGTGTTCTTCTCAGTTACCGTTGGTACTTCTATATTAAGAGCACGGAACTCAGTATGAATATCGCGTACAATCGAGTTTCTTTGTCGCAATAACTCTGTTCTAGCGTCAACATCCCGAACAGATATAAGAATTTCTTCCCAAAGCAAGTCTTCAAGAGCAAGATTGCGTGCCAGAAGGCGGACAAGCTCTTTATGCCTAGCATATTCAGCTTCTCCTACCCTCTCGCGAAGACGCGCTTCGTATCCCTCGACGTCCATTACTTATTTTCATCGAGAGCAGCCTTAACTTTAGATTTTACTAAGCCAGCTAACTCGTCGTCCTTTTCGTCCCAAGCTGTAATTAATACATTACGGACTAAAGAATCTTTGACGTGTAACTGTGCTTGCTCATCTAGTTTGTCAAAGGCTTTCATCTGGGCTTTGGTTAGATTTTTGTCTAATAGGTCCATTAACTCAGCTTCGTTGTTCTTTAAGTATTTAAAGACTAACATTTTAACTGCTGGTACAGTATAAGCGATATAACCGCCCATACCTAATACTAATACAGCTAAAGCCATTAGTAATGGGTTGTCCATTAGAGTGTCTAACAAACCTGATTCTTCTACAGTATCCAAGATAGCAGTGAGATTACCCTCATTGGTCTCGTTGGTTGCTGTGTTGTTATTTGTTTCGTTTGCCATAGGTATTCACCTGTTATTATATAATCATAAAGGACTATATAAAGCTTTCGTTGTTGTGGCCCTCGGAGACGCATTTTGCGTAAGTATCCAATGGGTTCGTGGTCTTGTGAGAGCCACAATATTAATACGGCGTAAGACTATATAAAGCTTACGTCATTTACTTCTTTTTGGCTGTTACTATTGTTGATGATTCCATCTTATGCTCTTGTGCTTGTGCATTTGCTTCAATCTGCTGCATTTGCTTTTGAGCTGCATCGTTGTAATCAATAACTGCTTGAGCCTTTACCTTATAGAAAGCTGTCTTTTCTGCTTGCTCTTGTTTCCAAACATCTAAGGCATCTTTGATAATTAGAAGGGCTGGCCCACCTAATATAGCTATCAAAGTTGTATATCCCTCGATTTGTTCAAGAACAGAGTCATCTTGTAATCCGCTGTGTATAACGAATCCTGCAAAACCTACCCATAGTAAAACTAAAGGTACAGCTATCATAAACATAAAGATGTCGTTGAATGTAACTCCTTCACTTGCTGTGTCTTTACTCATTCTTTCAGTCCTCCTTGTCTTCTTCGTCTTCTTTGGTTTGTCCCTCTTCACAATCTTTGGCGCGCTGTAAATCAGGGCTGCTAATCTTAATGGTGATAGTGAATTGACTATCATCTTCAGTAATGTAATGGTAGTAATACCCGTCACTGATATTGCTAGTGTAACTGCAACTAGTTCCAGTATTGTTATTAGTATGTCCATCGCTCATGGTTCCTCCAGTATTATTTCATCTATATGGAACCAGTCCACATAATCATACATTCCGTCATTGTCCCAGTCAGCATACAGATTAACATATACCATATACCATCCAGTATAAGGTTCTGTAAAGTATTCTGGACCAGAACTTAGTAAGTATTCATTACCTTCCCATCCTGTTACATTAAAGAAATAGTTATTATACATATAACCGTTCCAGACTGTTTCATTATCTTCAACTTTGACATGACCTACGTCATAAAACACCATTACGGGTAACGCTTCTTGGTCACAATCAGTGTCAATATCTACTGTAATATTTAAAGAGTTTTCTTCTCTAGAATAGTTTCCATATTGTAAACCATTATAAAAATAAGTTGCATTAGGAGTACAATCGTATTCCTCATATTCACAAGACCCATCATCTTCTTCTGCACGTTCATTGAAATTCAATGCGTCCATATCCATACAGCCATATACTGTTTCGTTAGTTTCTGTTTGATTCCCTGTACCATTATCCACTGGTCCACCAAGAAATTGACATCTACCGTTGTCGTGAGTAGCTTGTGAGTTGTAATTATCCGCTTCTGGGTTCGTACAACCGTAAATGACAGGAGGAGGGAATACACAACTACCGTTATCAAAGGTAGCATCCTTTTTGAAGTTAATAGCTGTTACGTCCATGCATCCACCCTTTGACATAGGCTCTTCCTCTCCTCCGAAAAGGTCATCTAACGCGCTTAATTCGGCTCCACTTCCAAAGAATGCTAAAATTAAAACTGTAAGTATAGACCCAAGTTTCTTACCTAGTTGTGTTTCACCTAGTTTATCACCTGCTTTACCTATAGTTTCAAAAAGACCTTCTTCTTCGTCAGGTTTTCTACCTCCTAATCCCAATGCTTCTCGTTCATCATCAGAGATTACGGAAATAGCACCATAATCATCACGCGCCATATCTATACTTTATGCGATGCACCTATATAAAGCTTTCCCTATTTTATATCAATAAACAGTACCAATCGCTATCTTCTTCATAAACTAGGTATCCTATCTCTACTAAACGAGAACGCCAAGATTCTATAAGATTTTCACCATGGACTACGCCAGCTTCGTCCTCGTACACCCATTTTGTCTCAATTTTCATCATTTTTGGTTTAATTTTCCAACTATATGAGTCAAGAATGGCATGTTCCATACCTTCTACGTCTATTTTTAAGAAATCTATCGCTTTCACGTCATATTTTTCGATTAATTTATCTAAAGTCATACAATCAACAGCTTTTTTAGTAACATTCTCGAAATTATTACGCCAAAAATAGTTAGAAGGCTTCGCAGGTTCGTAAGAATGAGGTATATAGTCACCGATTATGTTCTTATCAGTGACATAACCTATTCCTCTATGCCATTCTTCCTCTGGATTAGAGTGATAATTTATGGTAGTTTTACCAGTATGGGCTGTAATTGCAGCATTTACATACTCACAACCATCTATTCTCTCTAAATTATCTAACAAATACTCAACTGGCTCCACAAAAATACCTTTCCAACCACCTTTAGCTAGTGGAATTAGCGTATCGAAGTCAGAAGTACCAATCTCAATGAAAAAAGGGACTGTACTAAAGAATTCTGGTCTTTCATCACCTAAATCTATTACTGATAGTGGTTGTGGTTCGCTCATTAGTCCTCCGGCCAGACAGTATTTTTCTCACCTTCACCTTCTTGAGGTAAATTATCTACTATATCGTCGTCAATTAGGGCGTTAACAGCCTTCACATTTGACTTTCTGGTGTAACTTTTACCTTTTGGCTTCCATTTTGGTAACTTAACGTCACATGGACCGCCGTTTCCGACGTAAAAAGAACACCATTTACATAAATTCTGTGGTTTTTGTTCATATTTATCTTCATCTTTCATCCTTTCTTTCAAACAATCGTGTACAAACATGATAGTTTCTTTAGCTTCGTCCAAAACACCTTGATTTACCTTCACATAAAACGTGTCATCAAAGCGTAAATAGCTAACACCTACGAAATTTGGCATCTCTCCCATCTCCAAAGTGTATAAAAATGCGTAAATTATAAGCTGTCTGTAATAATCTTCTGGTAGATATGGTCCATATCGCTTAGAAGTCTTGTAATCCAGAAGAGTAGTTCCTCCATCAAAGTCGGAACAGACAGCATCCACTATACCTATTACAGCATAATCCTTGGATTTTACCCATTTTTCAGCATATTTTGGCGCTACCGAGTTCCATGCTTGCCATTTTGACTTATAAATCTTCCAAGTCACCATTTCGTTAAGCTTTTTATCGACAGAACCTACAAAATTCTGTAATAATTCCTGTGTTTCAAGCTTCATGGCTGCCATTTCGTCCGCGGTGTGTAATTCAAGCAGCCAAGTCTTACTGTCTATATCCTTAGCCCACCTAGTTTGGAACTGTTCTTCCATCCAAGCGGAAGGGTCTCCCTTCTCCCAAGACGTAAAATTACGAAATTGCTTCTTGAAAAGGTCTTCTAGTACAGCATGCACTAAGGTTCCACGAAATAAGTGTATTGTTTTCTTTTCGGGCATCTGAGCTATGTACTTGTAATAAAACTCTCTAGGACATTTATGGTATGTATTAATCTTACTAGGGCTCAACCTCATAAAAGAGGGTTCCCATTTGGCTCCATCGGGCAGCGTAATCATGCAGATGCTCCTATGTCTATATCTTTGCCTTTAGGCTCCATTGAAGCTCCCCCTCTGGCTATTTTGAGAAGGATTAGATAACCTATTAAGTCATCTAGAGTATCCTCTGTTGCATCATTGAGCCCTTTATTGCTTATTCGAGCCAATTTATCATCAATTCGTGCCATTATAGCTTCTGCTGCATCGAGCTTACTGAATACATTCAGAGGCTCTAGTGCACTGTTGCCATAGTTTGCATTCTTCTCTAAGAGAAGTGTTTTTATGTTTTCACATTCTAATGCTATTTTTGCTGTTGTTGTCATGTAATACTAAAACGTTGCAGGGGTATATAAAGCTTGTGTCCTTTGGAAACCACTGTGTGCTTCTATGGTAATGCTATATTATACTATATAGCTTAATATAGTAGTGCTCCACTGGTACTATCTAGTTAGACTTAATATAACTACTTTCAAAATTTCCTCGATTTGTTTATACCCCTAGACGATGATAATGACACTGTCGTTTGTATATTTTAGACGGGGGGTAGGTCTGACCAACACAAAGCTTATATATGCGGGGCGCGTG